AATCCTCGCTTTATGATAATCTATTCCCCGACTGGTTAAAAGTTGAGCGAAACACAAAGAAAGACAGCGGCGCAGATGCTACTGAATGTCTTTGGATTTCGCCGAATTGTAAACAGACTTTGCCGCTATTCCAAGCGGTATAACAGCCAGGCATCACCCGGCCCGCCGTTTTGTGGCGGGTTCGGGTGCATGCGGAGTTATATGGCGTAAGCAAAGGGAATGGAGACATTAGCGGAATGCTAAGACTATTTGAAAACCGGGATTGTATGGAAGGTATGAAAGAATACCCCGATAATTTTTTTGATTTGGCGATTGTGGATCCGCCGTATGGAGCAGGTAAGAATGTTATGAATTATACTGCTACTCCTAAAGCACGAAAAAATAAAAGGACGCAAAAACATATGATGAAAGGATGGAACATTGAGAGACCTTCTCCGGATTATTTTAATGAATTATTCAGAATATCAAAAAATCAAATAATTTGTGGAGGAAATTATTTCGATTTGCCTATAAGCAGGGGATGGATTTTCTGGGACAAAAAGTATGAGAACACATATAATTTTTCGGCAGGCGAATTGATTTGGACTTCTTTTGACTGCTTATTAAAAAAGGTTCTTGTGACTAATAGAATTATGCCATTTCAAATTTTGGAGAATATCCACCCCACTCAAAAACCCATTGCCCTTTACCGCTGGCTTTTGCAAAACTACGCCAACCCCGGAGATATTATTGTTGATACCCACGTGGGCAGCGCCAGCAGCTTAATTGCGTTTGAGGCAGGCAGGTTTGAATATGTGGGCTGGGAGATTGATAAAGATTACTATGAGGCGGCGCAGAAGCGAATAAAGCAATTCCGCCAGCAACCAACTTTATGGGAACAGCACAAAGGGCAGGAAGCCCGCCCGAATGGGGCTGGAAAACAAAAGACCTTATGGTAGGCGGTTTTTGCCTGCCATGCCCCGCCGTTTAACGACCGCGCATGAACAGCGCGGCGCTTTTTGCCGCGTCAGTTCCATGCGCATAGTTAGGCATGGGGCGCAAAAAACAAAATAAATGTTACTTTTTGTGATTTTTTGCTTGCCAAATGTTATTTTTGGTGTTATATTACTCCTGAGTTTAAAATTAAAACAAGGAGAAAGAAATGAAAAAAAGAAATCTTGACGGTGCACAGACCGCAGCAGAATGGAAACAATCCAGAAGAAGCCAAAAAGACACCGTTAGTCGCAAGCCGTACCAACCTGCGCCGGGGTCAGAATTAGAAGATACGCTGAGGATAATTCGGGAAACCCATGAAGAAGACCCGGATTATTGTCGTAAATGTGGATATATGCGTAATGAATTTAATGGTGCGCATGATGAAAACGGCAATTGCAAATACGCCAAAATAAATTAAGGAGATATTATGAGAGAATTAACACCAGAAAACGCCCAGGTTACAGAAGATCAAGCAGAAATGATAAACAAAGTCTGCCGCTTGGTTTTGGCTGAGGCCGGATATGATCCAGACCATGAGGATTGCGAAGATTTTGCAGGAGATGTGTTGCCTCTTATATCCGATTTAGATGATGAATTAAGTATAACCATTGCGGCGCGTAGTCACGCAGGATTGCCGATATTTGTATGATGACCCCCGCCGAATTCAAGGCAGCCCGCGAGGAACTACTCGCGGGCTTTGCTACGCCAAAGTATAGTACCAAAATTTTCGGCCTGCTGCTTGGCTATGAGGCCAATTCAGCGGGGCGGATAATCAAAGGAAAAGAGCGCGGAGACCCTGGGCGATCAATCACCCGAACCGACGAATTGATAATCGCCTATCTCCGGGAAATTAAGGCGCGTGACGGGCATATATTAGCAGCGGCTCAACACGTGCCGGAACTAAACGAGGAAACCTAACTATTAACTATATATTAAATAGTGCATAGTACAATATCTTCTTTGGGTATCTCTTTTAAAATAATCAGTTATGATTTAGCCGGGGGTGAGAAATGCGATTGCAGGCGGACATTAGAATATCCATTAAGAATCTGCATACGGGAGAGAATTATAAGTTAGAACTGATTCGGCAGCCGATTGGATACCGAAGATTCTGGCTGCGCTATAATGGCGCATATAGCCGGAAATGGGCGGAGATTACCCTGACGCAATTATTCCGCCTGCTGCGCGGCTGGCTCAAAAAATTCTAATCATCAATCATTTAGGTGCGATCGTAAATTTCCATTATAGAAAGGGATAAATGACTTTACCACAGGGTTTTTTTATCGTTTTGTGGATTTCAGTTTTTTTCCTCATTTCGGTCTGGTGCTCACAAGTTGCCTTGAGCAAAACACGAAATGAGGTAAAAACGAAACAAGGCTGGTGGGGGATAGCGCAGTGGTGGTATGGAGTGGGATTTATGATTTTTGTTGTGCTATCTATTTTTTTTAGTTTTATATTTTGGATGGTCACAAAATTCCTGGGGAATGGATGACCTCGGAAGAGAAAACAAGGAAGTTGATCGAGATTCTAAAGCCGCTTATTGGGGAAGCCTTGACAAGCGGAAAAGAATATAATATATTTATCACCGTCAAACGAAACCAGGTCTTTGAAGTAGCACGGCAAATCAAGGAGTCTTCATCGAAAAATGGAGATACCAAGATTTTCGTGTTCAAAAAATTAATTTAGCGGCCTAAGCCCGCATTTGCCCAAGACGGGCAGACTAAGACGGCAGCCGCCTCCCCGGAAAAATTCAAGATTTGAATTTGACCGGAGGGGCGGCTTTTTTATTTTAAGGCAAGGATGCCATGTTTTTTAACCTCATCGAAAAAATATATTCGCCCCAGCCCCAAATCATCGACAAGGCTCAAGATGCCCCAGTCGGTATGCTGTTCAACAATGAGTATGCCTGGGGCGACGTGGAAAGTATCGAAAAGACCTATGAAAATATTGGATGGGTTTACCGGTGCATCGACATTACCGCCACGAATATCGCCCAACTTCCTATTAAAATTATCCAGCAAGATAAATCCGGCAAGAAAACCGATATTTCCGAACAGCCGGAATTTTTGATTTTTCGCTCTCCCAATAAATTCCAAACCATTTACGATTTCATTTACGAGTCAATTTCGCGCCTGCGGTTGCAGGGGGAATTGTATTGGGAGTTGCAAATTGATGAACGAAAACGGATCGTGTCAATGTGGGCGGATTGGGCAGCCGATGAGGTTGAGATTATCGGCGATCCGGAAAACTTGATTCGGCTTTACCGTCGCCGAGTCAACGGCAAGAGTTATGAATTTTTGCCCGAAGAAATTTTCTACATCAAATATTTTAATCCGTTCTCAATTCTGCGAGGAATGGCGCCGCTGCGGGCTGGGCGCGATGCTATGACCTTAGAACTGAATGCAATGGATTACAACAAGAAATTTTTCCAGCAGGGGATGCAGCCGGCAGGAGCATTCACCAGCGACCAGAATATCAACAAAACCGAACGCGACCGGCTGCGGGAAACCTTGCAAGAATATTTTAGCGGCCTGGCGAACTCCCACAAGCCGCTGGTGCTGTGGAATGGCCTGAAGTTCGACCCATTGACCCAAACCACTCTGCGCGATGCGGAATATACCGAATTGCGCAAAATGAACCGGGAAGATATTTGCGGAATCTTAGGTGTACCGCTGGAAGTGTTGGGACTGGGACAGCGCACGTATGAAAACTTACAATATGCCCGAAAACTTTTTTGGACCGAAACTCTCATTCCTACTATTTCAAAAGTCGAATCGCTGGTCAATAAGTCTCTCATCCCCCGCCTTACCCGTAACGAAGGGGCAAGGGTGGAATTCGATTATTCTGAAATCGAAGCTTTGAAAGAATCCGTCGATGAGAAAATGAAAGTTTACGATTTGGGTTTCAAGAGCGGGGCGATCACCCCGAACGACATTCGAGTTGACGTATTCGGGAAAGACCCGATTGAAACCCCGGCAATGAATGAAACCTATCTTCCCGGCGCATTCCTGCCTTCCGGCGCTCCCCCCGCGACTGGTAAAATGAGGCTCAAAAGCCAATTCCTCAACCGGGACGTCTCAACCGTGGAGGGCCGGGATAAAGTCTGGCATGAGAAAATGACCTGGTTGGAAAAGTTCGAGCAAAAATTTGCCCGGATGATGAAAGCCTTTTTTGCCCGGCAGGAAAAAGAAGTTATCGGGAATCTGGAAAATAAAAGCGTGAAACAAGGCTCATTCCCGTTAGTGCTGGAAGGGGATATTTTCGACGTGGGGAAATGGATTGCGGAATTGCAGAAAATCGGGGAGCCGTTAATAGTGGAAATCATCCTGGATGCCGCGGCGGAATATATCGGTGCAGAAGATTTCGATTTATCCCACCCGGCAGTACGGGCAACCCTGGGAATCCGGGTAGAACGCTTTAGCCGCTTCACCAATGAAACGACGGCAAAGAAAATACGGGAACAGCTCCGGGAAGGATTCTCGAACAATGAAAGCATTGCCGATATTGCCCGGCGCATTCGGGAAAATGTTTTTTCGGAAGAGATTACCAGCCAAAGGGCTAACCTGATTGCTCGCACGGAGGCGGTCGGCTCTTCTAACTACGGGACGCAGCAGGCGCTTGTCCAGGCCGGGATCCAAAATAAGATGTGGATTACTTCCCGCGATGCGCTGGTGCGGGATTCTCACTTGATCGACGGGCAGGTGGTAGGGGTGAATGAGGATTTCCGGCTGTTGAATGGTAATATGATGCCTTTTCCCCAAGATTATAATGAGCGGTGCATTTGTATCGGAACGAATGAGCCGCGAACGATAAACTAACCAAATCAGAAAGGAATCTAACATGAAGGTGCAATTTTTAACCGCGACCATTTTAACGTTTGTCCTGGCGGCGGCAGCCGTGGCGGTCAAAACTATGGGCATCATTGATGAGCCGTTTTTGACCGTGCTGATTGGGCTGCTGGGTTTTACAGGGCTGGCAGAGTTGCGCTATTTCCTGAATATCCAGGGCTGGAAAACTTATGCAGTGGCCGTTTTCGGGGGATTGGGAATTGTGGGATTGCTGACCGGGATAGCAACGCCGGAACAGGTCGGGTATTGGTTTTCTTTTTGGGGGATTATCGGCGGGGGAACCCTGGCGCATGGCGTTTTTAAAAAGTTTTCCCAGGTATAAAAACAAAGAAATGGATTTCACATCGTCACCAGGGAAGGTGAGATATGCAGCAGCCACGAATTAAGATTGCGCCTGTAAAAGCGGTCAACGCCGAAGCGGGAACGATTGATTTTACCCTGACCTCGAAAACCGTTGACCGTGATGGCGAAGTGATTTTACCCGCCGGAGTAAGGTTGGATAATTTTCGCAAGAATCCGGTTTTCCTGTGGGCGCATTCCCGGAAAGACCCTTCTATCGGGCGAGTTATCCCGGAAAGTATCCGAGTAACAGAGAACGACCTTACCGCCACGGTCGAATTTGACCTTGACGACCCCTTTGCAAAGTTGATCTTTGGCAAATACCGCAAGAAACATTTAAACGCTGGGTCGATTTCTTTTTTACCCCTGCAATTTGATAAGCCGATCCTTGAAAACCAGCCGGGCAGCACCTTTACGGAGATCGAGCTTTTAGAATTCTCCGCAGTGCCGGTTCCTTCCAATCCCCAGGCACTGGCGAAGGAATACCCGGCGCAAACCGGCGGATGGCTGGAAACGCTCAAAGCATTTTACGAGCAGGAGCCGGAAGGGGGGCCGGGTGAATGGTGCAGGTTCGTGGAAAAATCCAAGAGCCAGGAACCAGGAACCCTTCAAAAATCGGTTCTGCCTATGCTGATTGATGAAATGCCGAACTCCTTTGAATGGGTGATGCAATATTTGGATGCCAGAGCGCCGGCTTGGTTGCAGCAATACCCGGAGATCACCGGAACTAATGAACCGATGGCAACTCCATTGGTGGCGACCTTCAATGACCGGGCAATCGTTTGTAAGCTCAATTTAGATCGGCCTTTTACAGAATCGCCTTGTTTTGAGGGGCGCTGGTCAATGATCGAAGGGAAACCTTCCTGGCAGGGGGAACCCCGCCCGGTTGAGATTGCAGTGGAGATCATTCGCAAGATTTATGACCGGCTGACCGTCGAAAAGGAATTCGGCCTTTGCCCAGGGAAGGGCGCGGTCGGCTATTCCGCTACGCCCACGGCAGACAACGGAACGGCCTGGGACGGCAACGGGGCACGGAACCGGATAGCAAAATGGGCTTCCAGCGACGGCAGCGGCGACAAGGGAAAAATCAGTTGGGCGAAATACCGGCGAGCGTTCGGCTGGTATGACGAAGAAAACCCGGAAGTTTTCGGCAGTTATAAACTTCCGCACCATGACGTGATTGACGGGGAACTCAAAACGGTATGGCGGGGAGTGACGGCGGCAATGGCGGCGCTGTTAGGCGCACGAGGCGGAGCCAATATCCCGGATGAGGAGCGTAAAGCTGTCTATAATCACCTGGCCAAGCATTACCGGCAGTTCGAGGAGGAGCCGCCGGAATTCAAAGACTATCAAACGGCAGCAGAAGAAATGATTGCCCTGCTGCAAAACGAAGAAATTTCGATTCCCGAAAAAGAAGCAAAATATTCCGAACTGGCGCAATACTACCAGGCGCTGGGTTTAAAAGCCCCTGAGCTTTCTGGCGAGGCAGTATTGACGGTCGAAGAATTGCTTGATGAATATCAATCTCAAATCGTAACTGAAGCAGTCAAACTATTACAAGGAGGTAATTAACATGGCCGAAGAAAGGAAACCCGAATCTCAAGTAGAAGAGCGGGTGAAACAAATCGCCGCGGAGATCGCCGCAAAAGTGGAAGAAGCGAAAAAGGGCAAAGAAACCCTTCCCGAAGGCGGGTTTACTGCGGAGGAAAAAGGATACATCGAAAAAGCGGTGCGTGATCAGCTTGCATTGATCAGCAGCCCGGAAGCAGCTCAGGAACGGGCAAAGCGGGAAAGCGGCGGCTTCAAGGTGAGCGATGATTACCAGCCGGAAAGCGATGACCAGGGCAAAGCCCAGAAACCGCAGGACGTGGCGCGGATCAAGATGGCCGCCGACCGCAAAACCCTGCTGCGCTACCATGCCCCGGAACTGGCCGGGAAAATCGAAGATTTCCAGCGCCTGAACGATGAGCTGTACATCGTAGGAACCCTGATGGCGAAAAAGAGCGGGACGCCGTACGTGAAAGCGGTACGCAACACGCAGATATATGCGAACATGTGCGAGCGGTTGAAAAGCGACGCGGAATTACGCAAGGCGCTCTCCGTAGCTACGGCAGGATCGGGCGCGGAATGGATTCCGACCGGTTTCAGTAATCAGTTGGTGGAGATCGTGCGCCTGGAGCGCAAAGTAGTGGCGCTCTTCCCGCAATTCAACATGCCTACCAATCCATGGACCTCCCCGGTGCAATTGGGCAGGGCGACCGGGTATTATGTGCCGGAAAACACCGCCGATGAAGGCGTGAAAATTCCCGCTTCTACTCCGGCTACCGGGAATTCTACTTTCACCGCCAAGAAGTTAGCGGCGCGGGTGGTCTTTTCCGAAGAAATCAATGAGGATTCTATCATCAACGTCATGGATTTCGTGCGTATGGAGTTGGGCACCTCGATTGCCGAAGCGGAAGAAAAGGCAGTGCTGAACGGCGATATTACTGCTACGCACATGGATTCCAACGTCACCAGCGCCAATGACGCGCAGAAGGCATTTTACGGCCTGCGGAAATACGCACTGCTGAACGCCAGCGCAAACCTGACCTTCAGCAATGCCGCGCCGACCATTGCACTGCTGCGCAGCTTGCGGCGCAAGGGCGGAAAGTACGCCGTGAACCCGGCCAATAGCGCCTGGATCATGTCTATTCAGGGCTATTTGCAGGCGCTTTCCATTTCGGAAGTGCTCACCGCCGACAAACTGCCGGAACGCTTTACGGTACTGAACGGGGTATTGGGCGCGGTAGATGGCAGCCCGATTGCGGTCAGTGAATTTGTCTATGACAACCTGAACGCTTCCGGGGTGTATGACGGTTCTACCACCAACCGCACCGTGATTCATTACGTTTACCGGCCCGGCTTCGTGATCGGGAATCGCACTCAAATGACCCTGAAAGCCGTGGAAGACCCGGAAACCGGGCAGATCAAATTGATTGCTTCCCGGAGACTGGCATTCGAAGAGCCGCTGGATGCGACCACCGAAGAAATCAGTCTGTTAGGTTACAACGTCGCGGCGGCATAAGCGGAAGTGAAGTAAATGCCGGGAAGCAATTCCCGGCCTGAATTTAAAAATCAACCAAGAAACAGGAGCAAAGAATATGGCACTGAAAGGAACGCTTGCAACCCTGGCAACCATGCTCGGCTGGGAGAATCCCGCCAGCGGGGGCGTCGGCCTGAAGGATGTTATCCAGCAGTTGCGCGGATTGAAGGTTGTCGCTACGGAAGGCGCGGCGGCGGGGAATATTACCATCACCGGCATTGCCACGGAAGATCACCTGGTGTCCGTGCAGCACCTGGCCGGCGACGGGACTCAACTCAATGGCGGGGCAGCCGACCTGACTGCGGAATTTTCCATCACGGCGGCCAATACGATCAACAACACCGGCGGGACGTCCACCGCCAATGGGGTTGTGATCGTGACCTATTTCGACCAGAGCGCCGGGGCGTAAATTCGCCGCACTTCCTTGCGAAAGGAGCGGGGGCTGCTCTTCGATTTAGCAGGGCGGCCCCCCCCTTTTAAAAAAACCACGAGGTAAAAATGCACTTACAATTCAAGGCAACGGAAAACTTCAAAGCCTACCATGAGCCGGAAGGAATCTACGTGAGAGACGGCGGGATCGTGGAGGTCGAAGAAGGAAAAGGCCGGGGACTCCTGGCCGATTATCCACAGAATTTTTTCCAGGTGACGGTGGAAGAAATCGAAGTGGATATGGAAACTGGGGAAGCAACAAATGCCGTTGAAATACCGGTAGTCGAAGCGGCTCCAAACAAGATGATCACGGAAACCAGACCGCGCGGGCAGAAAAAAAAAGGTAAACGTTAAAAGTGCTGGCCTGGATTATCATCGCTTTTTTGATCGCCTTAGAAGCGAAGGTTTTGCGGGACGTGATCGCCTTCCGATTTGTATTTTCCTGGCTTACCTTGCTCCCCCGGTGGCTACGCGACTGGTTGACGGACGGAAAACGAGTTTTTTATCAAGGCAGATCGGTATTTGACGGCTGGCACGTGGCCGATGGGCTGGTAATTGCTTCCGGGTGGGTTTTGAGTATGTGGCTTTATTTGGGTAATTTCTGGTGGGCGCTGCTAACTTACGCGCCGTTCTGGATCGTCTTTTACCAGTTGTTCAATATTCAATTTCACTGGCTTTGGATGCTCCCGGAATTTCGGGAAAGTCCCTGGAAAAAAACAGCAATCTTTAACGAAAAGGAGAAGTGATGTTCAGAAAAATTTTGTTTCTATTGCTGCCGTTCTTTTCACTGTTTGCATTTTCGCAGACTATCGGGATCGGCGTTTCCTACCCCACCGGCAATTTCCGGCATGGGGTCAATTTTGGCTATAATGCCGGGGTGGGCATCGAGGTCCCAATAGGGGGATTTCACGGCATGGGTTATGTCGCTTATGGCCTATGGGATGAAAAGACCGTGACAGATGAAGAGCATGACGTTATCACGGATGCCGATTATCAGACTCCCTTTGCCCTGATTGGGGCGAGAAAATACTTCGGCGGTTTTTATGTTTCGATGCTGGCCGGGATTTATTTTATCGACCTGCACATCAAGGAAAATCGAAGTGGGGAAATTTACGAATATGATGATAACAAAACCCAGGGCAGCCTTGCGCCGGGGGTTGGGTATCGAATCCCGTTCAAGCCGGTAAGTTTCGATTTGGGATTGAATTATCTCTGGAATGAAGATTTCGGGCAAATCTGGCTTACCACGGCGATTGTGCTATGATCACCTGGTTTCGCAAGGCGTTTTTAGGGAATATCTGGTTGTGGTTTCACATTCTGGCCGCGGGAACCGGCGCGAAAATCGGGCTGTTATTCTTATCCAAATTCCAGACTTTCTATTGCCTTGTGATTGCAATGTTCCTGTGGGAGTTGGGAGAGTTGCTGGTTATGGTGATCACGAAAAATAATCCTTACGGGTCTTTCAAATATTTTCTATATGACGCCTCCGGGGACGTCCTGGGGGCAATGGCAATAACGATCATCATCATTATCTGAGGAGTTCAACCATGAAATGTTTCTTTTTCGGATTTATCCTGCTGTTCCTGGCCTCTTCTGCCTTTGGGCAAAAGATGGTTTATGATTGGGGCTATACCACCGGGGGCGCGAAATACACTACCGGAGTCACCCTGGATACAACCACCGGCACGGCCAGCAACATTGTGTTTTATCTCGGCGAGAAAGATATTTTCCCGTTCGACATCAATCCCCTGGCGGTAGCGGACAGCGGCGCGGGAACGTCAGCACCGTTGGTTTCCACGAACTCCGACCGGTTTTACCTGGGGACGTTTTACTGCAATTTCGACAACCAGGGAACGGCCAGCCCGACAACTGACAGTATTCTTTTTACCATCAAAGCATATCCGGGAGTCTTGACCCAAAAGACAAATCTTACTTCGGCAAAATGGGGAACGGCGGTCACGTTGGAAACTATCCGGGTGAAAAACGATTATTTCTCAATCAATAACGTTTACGTTCACGCCAGCAAATACAAGATTTTTCCCCCGGAGGTGGTGAAGCTTGAAATAGCGCCCATCGGGGACAAGGATTGCGATGATTCGACCTTTGTTTCCTGGCGGCTGGTTTATCCCATTTCCGATTCCGGGGTATTTTGAAATGGAAGGCAGCCGCAAACTGAAGGGATTTTTCGGAACTTCCGCCGGATTGCTTTTGGTGGCAATGGCGAGTTTGTGGTTGGGCGGAGATCCTACGGAAATTTTCAAATTCTACAGCCTGACCCAGGCAGGAGTTGCAGGAGGGTTTTTCTCGTTCAATTTCGGAGAGCATTGGGCGAAGGCAAAGGCAGCTAATGGGAATAAGGAGACACTATGAAAACGGTAGTATTGCTTCTTTTTTTATCGCTTGCCGGATACGGGCAGCAGTATTTCGATTTGTTTTCTGGTAGCAATCGAGATACTTTATTTGCCACAACGACCGACAGCGCTAAAGTGGTATCTGAAAAGGTCTATTTCCTGGAACCGTTTATGGGGAAGGTTTCGATTTATGGAAAACGTAGGGTTTTGGCCGGGACAGATACGACTATCACGGTTTATCTGCGGATGATCGGCAATCAGTATGACAGCCCTCAAACTTTATCGCCTGATGATTCGATTGGAGTTATTGCAGACGGTGATTCCGCATTTTTTTTCCCGGTTTCGGAAATGGATTATCCGCACTGGGGAGAATGCGATGGAATTCAAGTCGTTTTTCAAATGGATACGGTGGGAACCCGAACGATTAAAATGAACGATTAAAATTACCGGTTCGGTCTTATGTCGATAGCCAAAAACGGCAGCCCGGCCACGGGCACAATCACCACCGGGGACAGCATCACCCTGGGCAGCCTTGCCGTCGCTGCCGGGGAGATCGTGCTGCTGTGGGTCGCCACGCGTACCTCTACCATCACCATCAATTCCATTTCCGGCAACAATCTTACCTGGTCGGAAGTTTGGACGGTTACGAACGTTCAAGGGGTGATGAAACTTTCTTGCTGGAAAGGGGTGGGTGCTTCCCCCACCACCGATACGCCGGTGGTTTCCCTCTCTTCCAACACCAAGCCCGCGGCGGCGGTGGCGCAGCGCTTTTCCGGCCACGACGCTACCACCCCGATTCCCACCACCGCCACCAACGTCGGCCCGGCGGTGGATAATGACGACATGAAGCACGACATCACCACCCAATACAATAATTCCTTGGCGATTGCCGGGGGCAGCCATCGCCTCGCGGCGTTTACCATGCCGGGCGGGGAGGTAGAAATCTATAACAACCTCATCGCCGGCAGCGGGGGCGATGAGTGCCGCTTGAGCGTATGGTATGAGGCGGTCGCCACCGCCGGAACCGTGACCTTAGGGGCGGATAATGACCTGGCCTCGGCGCGGGATTGGTGCATGGGGATTGGGGAATTGAAAGAAGCAGCGGCGGCGGGGGGGAACGTGCCGGAAATGATGAATTCTTATCGACAACGGAGAGCAGCATAATGAGCCAATGGCTGAAACAGAGCACCGCGATCACCCTCAAATTGGGGCCGTTTCTGGATGATACTGACGGCAAGACCGCAGAAACCGGGCTGACCATTTCCCAGGCGGACGTGCGCCTGAGCAAAAACGGGGGGGATTTTGCGCAGAAGAATGAAGCCAACGCCGCCACGCACGACGAAAACGGCTATTATGACGTGGCGCTTGATACCACCGACACCAACACTTTAGGCCGCCTGAAAATTTCTGTTTCCGAATCCGGCGCATTGCCAGTTTGGGAAGATTTCATGGTGGTTCCGGCCAATGTTTGGGACAGCATGTTTGGTGCGGATTATCTGCAAGTAGATGCCGTGCAGGTAGAAGGCGGCGACGCCACCGACCAGATCAACGCCGCCTGTGATACCGCCCTGGCCGATTACGACGCCCCCACCAAAGCCGAAATGGATGCCGGGTTTATCGCCCTCAATGATCCCACCGCCGCAGATATTGCCGATGCTGTTCTTGATGAAGCCCTGGCCGGTCATACCGGGGCAGGTAGTTTGGGCAAAGCGATTGCCGATATTGAAACCGATGCTACCGCTATTTTGGAAGATACCGGAACGTCCCTACCCGCAACCCTTTCCACAATCGACGGCAAGGTTGATACGGTTGATGGCGTGGTGGATGCAATCCTGACCGATACCGCCGAAATTGGCGCAGCCGGGGCAGGATTGAGCGCCATTCCCTGGAACGCCTCCTGGGATGCGGAAGTGCAAAGCGAAGTGCAAGACGCCATTGAAGCCAATCATCTTGATCATTTGTTGGCGGTGGATTATGACCCCGCCAGCAAACCCGGCGTGGCGACGGCCCTGCTCAATGAGCTGGTGGAAAGCGACGGCGGGGTTTCCCGGTTTACCGCCAACGCCCTGGAAGAAGCGCCCACCGGCGGCAGCGCCCCCACCGCCGGGGAGATTGCCGACGCGGTTTGGGATGAAGCCCTGGCCGATCACAACACCGAAGACAGTTTTGGAAACGTGGTCAACGATTTGGTGGATGAAGACGGCGGCGGGGTATATCAGTTCAATGCCAATGCCTTAGAATTGGCCCCCACCGGCAGCGGTTCCGGCGATTGGACCGCAGACGAAAAAGAACAAATCAGGTATAGATTGCAGCTCGACGGAACCCAAACCGCCCCGGCAACCGATGCGCCGCTGCAAATGCCGGTCAGCGCGGATGCCGTAAGCCAGGATGAAACGGCGGCGGATAATTTGGAAGCGATGCTGGATGGAACCCGGGCAAAGCTCTATCTAAGTCAATTGGATATTGAGGCCAGCGGAGATGATGCGGCAATAAAGGCGCATGGTGGCGATAGTGGAAATGGGATCGAAGCGAAGGGAGGCGATATAGCAGGTAATGGTATAATGGCCTATGCTTCGGCAGATGGTGATGGGATTAATGCAATAGGCGCTGGGGGTAAACGGGGTATTTTTGCGCAAGGCGATCCTTCCACGGGAGGAATCGGATTGCTATGCAAAGGTGGCTCTGGAAGTAGTGGCTATGGCGCTGCTTTCTTTGGCGGAAGTGATGGCGTCGATGATGTAAAATTCATACGGAATATTTGCGCGATTCCGTCCCTGGCAACCCAGGCCAAAGCCGATGTAAATGCCGAAGTGGATACCGCCCTGGCCGATTACGATCCGCCCACCAAAGCCGAACTCGACGCAGCGCAGGCGGCCATTGTCGCCGACATTGCGGAAGTGAAAGCTGAAACGGCATCAATCCAGGGAGATACGAATGACATTCAAGCGCGATTGCCGGCAGCGTTAATCTCCGGGCGCATTGATGCCAATGTTGGCGATATGGCGGCAGATGTGATCACGGCGGCGGCGATTGCGCCGGATGCGATTGGAAGCAGCGAATTGGCGGCGAGTGCGGTTACGGAAATCCAGAGCGGCCTTAGCACCCTGACTGCTGCGCAAGTCAATACAGAAGTTGATCAAGCCTTAGCAGATTATGACCCGCCGACGAAAGCCGAAATGGATGCCGGGTTTACCGCCCTCCACGATATTTCTCCGGCAGAGGTATTGGCGCAGGTAGATACCGCCCTTGATACGGCGATTGCAGAGCCGACCGCGCCGTTTACCTGGGCGCAGGCATCAATACGCAAGATATTGGGCTGGATTGGGGCGCTCTCCCGAAACCGGATGACCCAGACGGGCAGCACAACCACGCTGCGTAACGACGCCAATTCTGCGAATATTGCCACGTTTGCGGTTTCGGATGATGAAACAACCTTTGTCTCAGATGAGGCGCAATAATGGCGATTGATACGGCTACCAAGCGGCATGGAGCTTTAGCGGCGCGGCGATTGCCCTGGATGCGGCGATTTACGATTCCGCGCCCGGATGGAAGCATAGCAGCAGGCGACCGGGCGCAATTATTGAGCACCTGGCGCGGGTTTTGGGAAGCCGTAACGGGAATTCCATTTTATACAGCCATTTTGGAAAGCCTGGAATTGACAGGAACAAAAATATTGCCAGCAGTAGAATTGATAAGCATGGAAATCGGAGAAGGTCGGGAATTATTAGGAACAGAAATCCAGGATAGCAAAAATCTGTTAGGGATTCAAAGCGGGGCAAAGCCTCTGATTCAAGTTCAAATCGGGAAAACCACAGAGGTCTAAGATGGCAAAACATGATCGCGGTTCTGCAATTATTATTCCTTGCCTGTTCAAGGATAATTCCGATCCTTTCATCGATCCGGTTTTTTTCGACCCTACCTCCCCGACTATCACGGTGCGGGATCCCGAGGGAACGGCAAAAGTAAGCGCCCAGGCGCTGACCAAAAAAGCGGTCGGTAAATATTCTTATATCATTCAGACGGCGACAACCTGGCTGGCCGGGGAGTATGAAGTTGAGGTCAATGCCGCCAGCGGGAGTTATACCGATAAAACCATAAAGTCAAACGGATTCATTCTGCTATAGAGACGTGATGGATACAAAAACAATGTCGGAAAAAATAATGGAAGTCGAGAAAAACCTGGCTTTATTTGCCGCCGGAGAAAGGAGCGCCCTGGAATGGAGAATCAAAGTTGACCATGCCCTCTTCGGGCACAACGGCGATTCCGGGATGGTGGATGACGTGCGATTTATGAAAAAGGTTTTTAAAATTGTGGCCTGGATTTTTGCCATTGCTTTTACGCCGATTTTTGGCATGTTAGGTTTTTTGATGGTGAAAATTATGGCGCATATCGACGCAATCTTAAAACTATTGGATAGCCTGAAATAATATGTACGAAATCGTAACTATAGACCAAATCAAAACCTGGCTGAAGGCGGAAGAAACCGCCGTAGACGATGACTTTTTCCGGCACTTGCAGGAAGGAGTTTCCCGGGCAATCGAGACTTATATTGACCGTTTTCTAATTACCCGGCAATTCACCGAGTATTATGACGGTATGGGCAGCGATCATTTGCTTTTGAACCAATATCCGGTATATTTGACCGGCTCGAATTTCTCTTTCTGGATGGATACGGAACGGACATTCGGAGCTTCGACGCTGGTTGACAGTGATGATTACCAGGTTGACGCCGGGGGTGGGTTAGTTGTTCTGCTGAATATGGTCACTTATTCAGGGAGAAAGGTATTGAAGGCGCAATACTGGGCCGGAGAAAGCCGGTTCAAAATTGTGGCCGACGCCAACGATCGCCTGGATATTGACTCAACCACGATTCAAATCACGGCGGGAGATTACATTGCCGAAACCCTGGCAGATGCAATCGAAACAGAGCTGAATGACGCCGGATTGAGCGGGACCTATTCGGTCAGCTATAATCACGCCCGGCAGAAGTTCAACATTTCAAACAGCACTACGGCTTTCACCCTGAAATGGAAAACTGGCAGTAATCGCCTGAAAAGCATTGCCAGGATTATCGGATTCGACGGAGAGCAGGATAAATCCGGGGCGCAAAGTTATGAGGCGGATTTCGCCGTGAACGGGTTGCCGGGAAACATCGTTTTAGCGGCGCAAAAATTAGTGCACGTTTATTTTTCGGATTCCAAACGGGGAGACGGCAAACAGGTAGTAATGCAAAAAGAGGTCGGGGGAGATATTACCCTGCGCTATGACAAGAAACCGCTCCCGGAAGACGTGACCCAATTGCTGATGCCTTACCGGAGATTTGCCTGATGGTTCCTTTCCGCTATGAAATCAATACGGATGAGGCAATCCGCAATTTTCGCAAACTGGAAAACAACCGGGCGGAAGCCTTCCGAATCGGGGTGATCGAAACCATGCGGCGGGTAGGGGTGATTGCCACGTCTCAGTTTATGACGGTGCGTAGCTTCAACGCTGAAACCGGCAAATTTGGGGGACGCACCAGCGACTTGCTGCACATCAATACCCGGCGACTGGCGACCTCTCTGTTGGATGGCTTCAATCTGCGCAATCAAAACCGCCTGACCGGAGTAAAGGAAGGAATCCGGGAGATCCGCACCGAAGAAAACCGGGTAGTAGGAATTTACGGCTCGGAAGTGCCCTATGCTGCAATCCATGAAAAGACCGGGGCGCGAGTGCCCAAGACCGAAAGAAGCCGGCGCTTCTTCTGGGCGATGTTCTATGAAACTAATTCAATGATGTGGAAAGCGATGGCGATCAGCAAAAAGACTCATATCATCATCCAGCCGCGGCCTTACTTGACTCCGGCGCTGGAAAAAGTTGAGTCGCAAATGTTAGAGATATTCGTAGAGCGTATGAAAGCATTATTGAACATCTTGGGCGAGGGGGCATAATGGGGAAGGCCAAGAGCCGGGAAATATTGGAAACATTGCAGGAACAGTTGACGGAAATCAGCCAATTGAACGGCTATGGCAGCAACGTAGATTTAGTGACGTTCCGGCTGTTGACTCCTGACCAGGTAAACCGGGACGTGATTTTGTGCGTTGTGCCGGGAGATACGCCGTTAACCCAAATGGCAAACCGGCAATACACTTCCGGGCGGGGCGCACAGAATTTAGACGGCTGGCTGCTCAATCTGCTATTATACCAGCGGCACGGCAGCGACGACAGTGAAGAATCTAATGGAGTGCTGCTCTTGGAAGATTTGATCACCGACGTTCTCAACAACCTGACCCAGGAAACGCACTTGCATTTAGGATTAGATTACGTTTTGAACGTGGGAATTGAAATGATCATGCGCTATCCTTACGTGCTGGAAAACCTATCAATGGCTTCGATGGTGCTGAATATCAAGTATGATTTCAACTATACGGCGGCGTGATGGGAAAGAAGATTTTAAAAACCATTAGCGATTTGAAAGCGGCGGAATATAACCCGCGCAGGATCACCCCGGAGGCATTGAAAGGGTTAGGTTATTCCCTGGAAGAGTTCATTGAGATTCCTCAAGGTATTAATAATTACGGTATGGTTTTAAAGAAAATATCAAATGAATCATCGCCGCATCAAATCCGCCCAGGTTGAAATCCGCTGTTTCAACCTGATTACCGACCCGAACGACCCGAATCATCTCTACGGGTTGGAGTGCGGCAGGCTATTGCTGAAAAAGAATCTTGACGGTCAGGCAGCCGGGCAAATTCGCTGCCCGCGCTGCAAAACTTTATACGAAATTACCAGAAACCAAATCATCAAACTCAACAAGGAGGTTGAGCCATGCCTTACGGAATCGGAGCAAAAACCAAAGCCGGGTGGGGAAAAGAAACCGCCTGGGGAATTGGCGTCGCCTGCACGGAATTAGTTCCGTTCTTGTCGGAAGACCTTACGGAACAGATTGCCGTGCTGCTGGATGAATACCACCACGGCGGAGCCACTCAAAAAAACTACCAGCCTTCCAGCCATACCATCGGCGGGAAGCTGACTGTCGAGGGAGTCTATGATACGATTGCCTCAGACCCCATCGGCATTGGCGCCCTGTTAGCCACGGCAGTCGGCGGCGCTACCTGGAAAGTGACGCAAACGAAAATCAATTTCGAGCCGACTACTGACCTGGAGCGGTACGCCACGCTTGCCTTTGCAAAGCAGATTTCGGTGTGGGAAATCCAGGGGGCGAAATGCAAGTCATTCGAGATCAGCGGCAGCGCCCAGGGAAAAATTCAGTTCTCTTTTGATTTTGTGGGGCGGAAACTGTTGCGCACCGGAGATGCCGGGATCGTCAATACATCTTCCACGTTTAGCGGTTTGACCCCTACCTCAGACCCCACGCTGATGGCTTTTGACCATTTATTGGTGAGGTTTGCAAGCCTGGGCGCACCGCTGGCCGCTTCCGATCAGATCAACGTGAGTGAATTTACTCTCACGGTTGATAACATGCTTACCGACCCGACCTTTTCCTCTCCCAAGAGTGGCGAAGATGCGCTTTATACCCTTGAGCCGATCCGCACCGGCAAACGCAAAGTGACACTCAAGCTGACCATTCCCCGCTATGAGAGCGATGCCGCTTTTACGGCATTCAAAGCCAATACCGCGAAACAATGCGATCTCAAATTTACTTCCGGCACGAATCAATTCAATATCTTCCTGCCCAACTTGCGGGTAGATGAGCCGACTGCGCCGGTGACGGGACCTGAACCGATTCAGCAAACCTTCACTTTGGTTGCCCTGGACAATCAAAACGGTGGGGTAAACGGGGATATGGAGTTCGAGAGCGGCGATGTGATTGTTTATGAGTATGGCATCGAAACCAAAAACGCCCGTACCGCGGCTCCGTGAGGTGAAGTATGGCAGGCGGCCCGGTTCCGACAGCAGGATACAGATCTCTTTGCGCTTTTGCCCTGGAAAATAGCATCGCCGGAATTGCTAAAATATTGGGCAGCGGCGATGCTATACATGTGGTTGAGGTTCAAGCGGTCGAAGAGCCGATCATGGCAGAAAGTCAATTTGTCTTTTCTCAGGGGAAGCGATTGGCGGGCAACAGCCAAAAAGGGTCTGTAATGATCGAAGGGCATTATGGCGAAGTCGCTTTGCTGGCCGCCGCTTTAGGCGGCAGCGATGAAGCCAAATCTCCGAAAAGCCTGGGTTCCGGCGCATATCAACACTTCTTTGAACCGGATTGGAATTTAGCGGATCGAGACGTGAGCCTGTGGGAAAGCAATTCCCCTTCCGGCAAGTTTCGCCGCCGCGGGACGCTGGGGCTTGAACGCGGCGGGAATCTCTGGATATTAGACGGGTGTTTTTTTGAGGCGCTCAAAATCAATACTGACGCCGGAGGCAAGGCCTGGATAGAACTGGATTTTGTATCCCGCTCGAAAGTGCTCAACTCCGCCGATCAATCATCGGTAACCTGGACGTTTCCCACTGCTTCCCTGATCACTTTTGATGCTTTGAAAGTATGGGTTTGGGGGCGGGACAAGTTCACGCTTTCCGGCGGAAAAACGATCACGTGGAGCAACGCCACGGGATCCTCCTCAGCAACCTTGAGCAACCAGACCTATTATGCTCTGGAATTAGCCGATGAGATTGCCGCTAAGATGACGGCGCAGAATATCGGTTCGGAATTATACGAGGCCGGCTATGACCATAACACCCGGCGTTTTTGGATTGCTTGTGATACTCCTTTTCAGATTACCGGCAGCGGCACGGTCAACCCGATCATTGGATTTGCGGCCAGCGCCTCTCGGAAACTGCGCCAGGAAAGCGACTTTGCCGCCGTGCCGGATGATATTCCTTTTTATTCGGACTCCACCGACTTGATCAATGTGAGCCAGTTCAGTTTCGCGCATAACAACGACCTGGATTGGGAGCCGTTTTTAGATCGCAATTTTCCCCGGGCAGCAATAAGATCGATTCCCTCTAAGACCGGCGGAGCTTTCGTGTCGCCTTACTATGTTGTAGGGGGAAACAATGTGACCATTTATGATTATATGCGCGAGGGGGAACCGTTCTGCATGAAGGCGGAATTTACCGGGGCTTTGATCGGCGGGGGATATTACGAGAAACTTACCCTGCTCTTCCCCACCGTAACTTTCCGCAATAATATCCCCCTGACCAATGGAGCAATTCGCCCGGAGGTTTCTTTCGAGGCGCACTTGCCGGGGCGGTTGGACATGCGCAACATGGCGCAATCTGATTATCGCTTTGGCTCCATTTACAAGGGCGGCGCGGAAGTTCTGATTTCCGCCGGGGTTTATAAAAATGAATTGATTGTAGGCAGCGACGCCTTGAAAGTGTACCGAATCAAGGATAATGAAAAGACTTTTGAACAGATTGGCGCTCCGACTTCCGATCCCCGGTGTTTCAAAAGCTGGAACGGTTATCTGTCTGTTGGTTGCGACGATGGAGAGATATACCGTTGGGATGGTTCATCATTTACGCTCGCACATGAATTTGTTTCAGGGGTAGCCGATCTCGAATTTTACGAGGGCAAGATTTACGCTTTACTGAGCAACGGGGACGTTTATTCATCGAGCGATGGGCTTTCCTGGTCATTATCTTATGACGGCAGCGGCACGGGCTACCGGCTGATGGCAGCGTTCGGTAAACTTTACGCCCTGATTACCGGGGACGTGCGGCAATATGACGGATCGTCCTGGAGTTTGGCTTATGATTTTACCGGGACGCCTTCGCAAATGTCAATCTGCCAGATGGGAGGGGCGGTTTATGCTACCTCAGACACGAAGATCGCCAAAAATACCGGAACCGGCTTTGCAAACTTAGGAACCTTGAGCGTTACTCCAAAGCATATCGAAGGATTTTTGGGGCAGGTAATTATCCTGGAAGCCGGGACTACGAAGGATATTTACTACCTGAATGAAGCAGGCGCGGCGGCGGTCGTGATAGATAATACTTTCAACCAGACCTTTCAATACCGCCCGGTCGTGATCGGCAACCGCCTGGTTATACCGGTTACGGCGGCGGGGCTATTGCGATTTTTCAAGGCGCGGGAAGTGCTGGTCTCTATAATCAATCGAACGTCAACCAATCCATTATTTTAAGGGGTATTTTATGAACGATGCAAAGGTGTTAGAAGTCCGAAAGGAATCCGGCGCAGATGTCTTTTTCGTGCGGATCAACTACCTGGGGAAAGAATATTCCGATACTGTTTCGGTTTCCGGGTTAGAGCGGGCCCTGGCAACCTTGCCGGAATCCAAGAAGCAAGTGCGGGAAATCTTGAACGCCTATAAAAGCGCCATTGCAGCGCAGGCCATTCCCCCTGCTGCGAAAGAACCGGTTGAGAACTCCGAACCGGAACCGGCGCAAGCAGCCAAAGCCAAAAAGGGGGGCAAATAATGGCGCAGCCCGTCAAGCTGATTACTGCTGAGGAAACACTGGTTTTATCCGTCGGGGAAAGCCGTTTCCTTTACCGGAGAATCCGGGCGGCAGAAAAACATAACATCCTGCAAAAATATACCGTGCGGGGACAGATCGACCAGACGGCCGCGGCAGTGGAAATCTTGCGCTTATGCCTGAAGGGTTGGGAAGGGGTGCAAGACGGCGAAGGGAATGAGGTAGCATTCGCGACGGAATTAATCGAAGCCTTGCCGGAAATGGTATTGATGCAGCTTGAGATTGCGGTTATTTCCGCGAGTGGGGAAACCTACAAAAAAAACTGATACGGAGATGCCTGGTATTGGCAGAGCATGGCATCTCCACCTCAATCTGCCTTGAGTGTCGGGGGAGAAAGGCAAGGGAAGGCGAGCCGGTATCGTGTGAAACAGAAAGTGGGCTGTGTTGGGTAACGAAACGAGATCCGCAAGACGAAGATGCGCCAATGGTTTCTCCCTGGCCGGTGGAATTCATAATCGGATTGTGGGAGCGAATCACCGCGCTTTCCAGTTATCAGCGCATTCAAAAAAAGCGGGATGAAAAAACCATGATGATTTTTTACCTCCCTACCCTGGAAAAATTAGAAGCCGTATTTGCCGAGGTTGACTGGAAAACCGCCCCAGTAGATCGTTTCGAGGCAATAGAAATGCTGTCACTATTCCATCAACATTATATCAATCTAAAAATGAGTTAGGAAATAAGAAATGCCCAGCGCCGGAAGAGTATGGGTAACGATAGAAGCCCATGATAAGACCAAGACCGGGATTGAAAGCTCCAAAAAAGGTTTCAAATCCCTGGGAGATACTATTTCATCAGTATCCTTCGGGCAGGTTTTAGCATTGGGCGGCGTAACGATGGCTATTCAAAGAACGATTTCGGCTTATTCGGAATTTGATCGTTCAATCCGGCAAATTGCGACATTATTCAATGATTTCAGCAAAGAAGATATTCGTAATGTCGGAGAAGAAGTAAAAACAATGGCATTGGAATTCGGGCAATCCATCGAATCAATGGCAAAAGCTCGCTATGATATTATTTCCGCGGGTTTCTTTTCTATTTCCGAATCGGCCAAAATTGTCGATACTGCATCTAAATTGGCTATTGGGGGAGTTTCTTCGATAGCAAAAACTGCTGACGTATTAACTTCCGTGCTGAATGCCTACCAAATGAGCGCAGATGAATCAATTCGAGTCAGTGATATTCTTTTTGAAACGGTACGAATCGGGAAAACTACGGTTGAGGAATTGTCATCGTCTTTTGGCACGGCGGCAGCTATTGCTCCCACGTTAGGCGTCACTTTGGAAGAATTAGGCGCAGGCGTAGCGACACTGACAGCCCAGGGACTTTCGACGGATGAGGTAATCACGTCACTACAAGCGACGATTGTTTCTCTTTTGAAACCATCGGAAAGTTTAACGGCTCGTTTGCGCTCATTGGGTTTTGACAGTGGGCGGGCAGCCGTGGAAGCATTGGGGTTTACGGATGCCTTGAAAATGATAACCCAGGGGGCGACGGAAGCAGATTTAGCGGCAATGTTTCCCAATATTCGGGCCATGCGAGCAGTATTTCCCCTCATCGGGACATCGGCACAAACCTATGCAGAAAATCTTCAAAGCGTAGCAGCCTCTGCCGGCGCGACTGATAAGGCATTTGAAAAAATGACAGAAAGCAGTTCATTCCGTTTTGACCAGCTCAAGACCCGCTTGCAAATTTTAGCAGTAGAAACCGGTGAAGCCTTATTGCCCATCGGGGAAGCCGTTACCACGGTGATTGAAGCCTTTACCGCACTCCCCACCGGATTACAAACGAGTACTATTGCTATAGTAGGATTAGGAGTTGCAATCGGCGCGTTGACTCCGCTTATATCTAATTTGATTGTTGTTGGAAAAGCTCTTGTACCGATGCTACTCCAGGCGCGGCTGGCAGTCACGGGTTTCTTTACCAGTCTTGGGCCTGGTGGATGGTTCTTGATCGGATTGGGCGCTCTTAGTACTTTGTTGTTGTCATTGACTTCCTCATCGAGACAGGCAGCCTCCGGAGTAACGCTTTTAACCGGCTCAATGGATGAGTCGGCCAAAGCCGGAAGAGGATTGCAGGAAACGATTGACGATGCCGCCCGGAGCGTCGCCGAATTCGATAAGGAAATTAAAGCCCTCTCCATTGCCCAATTAGAAGAGAAGCTCCGCGAGCTTGAGAATAAAAAGATAGAACTCAGCCTGGGGATAATTCCCGAAACGACCTTACCGGAAGTAGTTTTACCGGAGATTGCCGATCCGCTAAAATTTCAATTAGACTTTACCACTACCGGCCTGGATGCCACGACCCAGGCGATCCAGGTAGTCGAGTCGGAAACGGTTCAGGCTTATTCGGCGATAGGAGATCAAATTGCGGCGATCCAGGCGCAAATCAATGCCTTGAAAGAAGAGCAAAAAAGCGCCGCAAGGTCATTGAGCGAAACTGAAAAAGAAGCCTTGAATGAAGTGGCAGCTTACCGCCAGGAACAAACATCCGATTTGATACTGCGCCTGGCAAGAAAAGAAATCGACGCACGGGAAAAGACCGACGCTGAAATCTTAGAAGCCTATCAAAAACGTCTGGAAACCGAATTCGAGATGTTCCAGCAAGGCCAGCAATCTTACCTGGATTTGCGCTCGGAATTTCTACTCACCGATGAACAACGGGAAGTTCAGCATTTGGTTGACCGTTTGAATGCCTGGAATGAAAACTGGGCGAAACTGGATGAAGGGCAAAGAATTTTTCAGGCTGGTTTAGAAGCTATCCAACGGCGGTCTCTGTCAAATCAACAAACCGCCTACTCAGCTTTCATCAACAACGTTTCTTCTCAAATGGTTAGCTCCATCGGCAACTATGCAATCGGCTATTTAGACCGGCGTTTCGGAGATTTCATCGAGCGGCAGCGCAATGAGTTCGGGCGGTTTCTGGCGTTCCTGGTGAGCGAATTTATCAAAGCGGTTGGGAAGATGATCGCAGAAGCCCAGGCCGCAAGGTTGATGCAATTACTTTTTGGCGCGGGCGGCGGCCCGTTGGGATTCTTGAGCGCTCTCTTTCGCTCAGGAGGGGGAATTATCGAAAAGACGCCGGGGATGAACCGGGGAGGGATCATCGAACCAGCGCCCGGCCTGGCTATGGGCGACGTCATTACCCATAGATCGCCGGGGATGAATCAGGGAGGGGTTGCAGAGCCGGCGCCGGGGATGGCTCGCGGGCGGATCGTGCCCAATCAGCCCGGTAAGTTTGTGGCTTTTCTTCCCCGGGGAGTGGATACGGTTCCGGCCATGTTGCAACCGGGGGAAGCAGTTATTTCCCGCCAGGAAGTAGAAAAAAATGAAGAGATCATAACCGCTCTTATTAATGGTTCATTACCTCCTTTGAGTTTCCCGCGGGGATTCCAGACCGGGGGAATTGTGCAGGTCGAGCAATCATTCTCTTCTGCGGCGGTGCAGCCGATCAAAATGCCTATCGCAAAAGAGAGCGCCGAAGAGAAAGCCGGTAGTATGATGAGCGTGAACCTGAATATGAATATCTCTGCTATTGACGGGGATAGCGTTCAACAAGTCGTGAACGGGCGGGAGTTTCGCCGGGCTATTGCAGACATCATCAATGATAGTTTTTTGCGGCTGCGGGCGGGCAATGTAAACGTGGAGGTAAAATATTGAGATGAAAAAGGGAGTAAATAAACGGTGCTCAATTTGCGACATGGCATTGAATGAAAAAAGGAATGGCAATCTATGCACCTTTTGTCATTCCATTAAACAGCGAGAAGAAACCCGGCGAGGACTAAAACGCAATGGTCGTATTTCAAAAAAGCGGTCTATCCGATTTAACCTTTGAAAATGGGAGAGCTTACCCCCTTTCTTCCCCGGTCGAGTTCAATCAGGAAATTTACGAGAATGAGGATCGTTCCGTAAAAGTGGTAGATTATGGAGGGACGCCGGTGGAATACATACAAATCAATTTGCCGGGGATGAATCAGAAGGAGGCGTTGGGCTTGTTAGCCTGGTTCAAATCCAGCCAGGTCAACGGCGCGGCGAATACCTTCACGATGATCAACGAAAACGGGGAAAGCCAAACGGTAAGGCTCTGGCAGACGCGAGTCGAGACGGAGCAGGATGGATTTGGAATTTATAGCGCTTCTTTTACCCTGCGGAAGGAATAAAAATGCTTACCCTGCCCAGCGACATTACCAACAATAAAAATAAAATCCTTCTGAAGCCGGTCATTCTGGTTGACTTCACGGATAAATCTTTTTACGTCGCCACGAAATCCTATACGGCTTCCGGGCAGGCATATCTCAGCCTTCTGCAAAAAAATTTATCTCTCAACATGAGAATTTCTTTACCGCAAATGGTGAATGAAATATCGAGCCTTTCCAGCCCTACTCTGAAACTTACAACTTGGCGTTCTAATTTACGAAGTGACCTGGTTGGCAGTACTCCGAATTTGACTGACAGCTCGGTAGATATTTATCTTAAACTTGATACGGCCAGCACCAATAAAGCCGATGCCGTGAAAATGTTTTCCGGGGTAATTTCTTCCTGGGCAGTTGACCGGGATATAATGTCTATACGGCTTAATAATTATTTTGCTTTTCCTCAAAAGATTCCTCAAGGATTAATTAGCGACGTCAATGTAAATAGTATTAGCGCCAAATACGCAAAGCCGGTTCAAATTGGGAATTTCGGATGGGATACTCATCCCCTTTTAGAATATGACCGGGGCATATATGCAAAATGTTTATTGGAATCTTTCGATGAGGAACTTAATCGGGCATATTGGTATATCGCCAAACATGAAATGAATGCATTGCCGACTGATACTCAATTGGAAGGAACAGCCAATATCCATGATTGTTATGCTTTCGTTTTGAGAGATAATACTTTTACGCATGTTGTTTTCGATTCTGGTGCTGTCGGAACAATCACCAATACATCGACAGAAGCCAAAATAGATGCTTCATTAACCAATTCTATTTGCCATCTTGTGCGGCGCATGACTACAGCAGGTCCAGACAATAGCGTCGTAGATACCGCGAACGCCTATGACGGGAAAAACTCAACCTATGCTTTGGTGGAATATGGAGTACATGATACCCTGGATGTCAAATTCCCTAACTTCATCGGATTGACTCAAAATAAACCTCATATCAACGCAACTTATGGGACTATGGATATATGGTTTGGGATCCGATTCGGATCGGTAGAAGGGGCCGGAACGATTTATGTCTATTGTAATAGCGCACTTGCCGCAAGTTCCCGTGCTTTCGATTCGGCTGATGGAGATTCCTGGGTTATCATATATGTCAATGCCAATAATGGGAATAACAACATTACCAACTTTCAGGAGTTCTATACCAATTATGGTGCAAGGGTAAAGGTAGAACTTACTTCCGGGGCGAGTACTTTTGCACAGGTGAAAGAAGTGGTCGTACAAACCTGGGTTTCTGATTTAGAAGAGAGTGATTTATCGAATTTTTATTTGCGCTGCAAAGGGCGAGAATATACAGATACCTGGAATTCCCGCAAGACTGTCGGTAATCTTATGGAAAATCCGGCGGATGTGATTGAAATGATTTTACGCGATGAACTGGATATAACTACTTCCGATATTGATACAGCCAGTTTTGACGTGGTGAATAGTATTTTGAGTAGCGTCAAAGCACGTGGGACTATTTGGACTCAGGTTAGCGGAGAAAACATATTAAATGATATTTGTCAGATGTTCAACGTATCGTTAATTTATTTATTGACTCAAAAATGGAGGTTAGTTGTTCCGATTCCAACGGGGAATAACTTTTCCTCCTCCGGCACGGGGACGCCTGGGAATGAAGATATTTTTACCGATACTCCCGTTATCAGCAGCGGTGCTTATGATAAGCACCCGATTTTACGGGATGAATTTCAACTATTGCGGAGTTCGATAAAAGATGTATGGTCGAAAGTGAAAATAGAATTTGGATATACTGAAAATGGTTATTTGTTTTCAGAGGAAACAGGAAGTGGAGATAATATAAAAATCATCGGAAATTGGCTATTGGGCGATCCCACTTCGGTAATTACTTTCTTGTCACTGTTTTCAGATTGGTATCTAAAGCAAAAAATGATTGTCAACTTTGCAACGGGGTATAATGCGATAGCACATGAACCGGGAGATATTATTAATGTGCGCCATAGTGATTTGAATGATGACATCATAGATGCTACGGTGAATACTCAAAAATGGATGATTCTGGAAAAAGCACAAAGTTGGCGACCGAATGAAATTGAGATTGAAGCGATTGAATTAGTATAATTTTGCTGCATGTCACTAACCGGAACAAAAATTTGCTTATCTTTCAAGGGCCTGGCAGGGATGCTGGGCGTTTTTATTTCCAACAAAAAAGGCGCTCGCTTTAGGCAAGCGCCTTAAGGCCATATTCATTCCCGCGCGATTCGCGCACTCTTCATTTCCCCATAGGCATTCTCCGGGCTTAAAGGTTAGCCTGCTAAATCTACCGTTGTGTTGTTAGCCGGGAATTTCCCGGTTTCAATATTCATCGGAATTTCATTATTGACTCAATAGGATTAAGAGGCTTCAAAATATTGAATAGATTCTAAGGATTCAAGAGGAAATTTCCGTTTCCGGGATATAGAGCTATGGCATTCGGCGCAGACTGTCGTCAGATGATGAAACGGTTCGCAGAAAATCCGTCTATAAGTGCGGTGATGCACCTGTAGCTGATGGCGGCTATGGCAGATCACGCAGGAACCGCCGTCTGTCCAAATGACCAGCAGCCGCTTGAAGCGCCAGCGCCAAGATGATAAATAAGCAGAATAGTTGTCTGCGTACCACCAGCGCCAAAACTCTTGATATAAATTCATTTCCAGCCCCCTTCGAGCATAAGTTTTAGAAAAGCGAGTGCACTCCAAATTATTCCCGCCAAAGGAGCGGAAACGACCATAGTAAAGATTATACCTATAAAACGGAATATCCTGGTAAGCATTCATACACTCAATTTTTGATTGCTTTTCTTGTACCACCATTTAGGATTTTGAACCGCCCAAATTAAATTCTTGTAAGAATCTTGTATTTGAGTGTGTTCATGTTTTTGCATCAGCGCCACGGCTTCCCCCTCATCTAAAAACGGCACTTGCATCACCACAAACCCGCCCCCGGCATCGGTATCAACAAATGCCATACGCCCTTTGATTTGCGGCATTCGGTAGAGAAATTCAGTATTGACGATCATCTTGGAGCCTTCTTTGCTCCCGGTCTTGCCCCCTACCTTCATAGGGAGGTTTTCCCGAATCATTGGCGGCCCGGCGTTCACGTCGAAGCGCTGCGTTCCAATGAACACGTGAATGCCGGCGCTGCGACCTTTGGCGGTGAGGGAGTCTATAATTCCTGCGGCAATTTTCGGATAGCTGGGGTACTTCTTGCCTCCCTTGCCCTTCACGTCGTCTTGCCAGCCGCGGAAAAATTCTCGCATTTCTTCAACGAATAGGATGATAGGAAAAAGGCCGAAGGAATAATACGATTTTTTCCCTTTTGTAGCGAGCACAGAATGCCTCGCCCGCATAATGTTTTCAAGCATTTTGAGAGCGGAGATTGCCTGCTGGTAAGGCTGATTGTCATCTTCGGCGTGACAGTTGGTAATCGAAACGATATTGTTGAAGCCCTTGAACTTCTCGAAGGTTTCCCCGGATTTGAAATCAATGAGGAAAAAGACCGCCGTAGGAATGGTGAGGTAAAATTGGGTCAATATATTTTCAAGCTCCACAGATTTGCCTTGCCCGGTTTGAGCGAATACTAAGAAGTGAGTAATATTGGTCAAGTGAAGATTGATCCAGCCCTTCATGGAGTATCCCAATTTAACGTAGCCGGGTTTGGGAAGATCGGGATAAACCTTTTTGAGAAAGGAGATGTTTCCGGGTATATCATGGGGGGCGACCCAAATAACATGATAACCCTTTTGAATTTGCCCGTCAATGATCCAGGGTTCGATTCCCCCGATAGGCATTTTCAGGGCGCTTTCATATTGCCCGGCAATTCCTTCGAGATCATTCATCGCCCAGCCGGGAGTTTCTAAAATCAGGCGATTAGGAAGTTTCTTGACAATCCGGGGAATGAGTTCGGCCTTGCCATTATCGGGATTGACGATCAAGAACTTCGAAACGATGGCAGCGTATTCATGCCGCCTGTTTACCGATGTGCGGTTGAAGAATTGCTTCAGACTGAGGCCGAACAACGTCAATGAAAAGTAACCTGCGAACAGGGCCAGTATCCAGGGCAGCCATGCCGGAGCATCAGGCACAATCCAATAGATCGAAAAAATGGCGATACCGAGAATGCCGGATTGAAAGCCCAGGCCAAGCACTTTCTTGAGCCGTTCGCCGAATCCTATCTCCGGCAGCCCTAATAGCACTTTCGAAACGTAGTATATCCAAACCAGGGGCAATACCAGCGGGCTCACGCGACCTCCTCATATTTCCCGTTCTTTGCAGTCACGTGCGAAATTACATCTTCCCAATTGCGGTAGATGGTTGTGCGATCTACGTTACAGGCGGCCGCAAGAGCCGTTTTGTTGATCTCGCCGATTTCTGCCCCCTTGTCTATTTCATTCTGAATATAGCGTAGCATTTTTTCTTGCAGATCGCTCAGAGTTGTTGCACCATTTTTTCGCAAACTCCCGTTTCCGTTGTTTTCTGCGGGTTTCGATTGTTGCACAGGTGTTGCATTTAGTGTGGCGTTCGGTGTTGCATTTTCCGTTGCATTGTTGCCCGAAACTCCATCTTTAATAAATATATCATATATCTTTAGCACGTCCAAGCGTTCCGGGTCCACCCAGGCGGCAGCAAATGCCCGACTCGCACTTATCGTAGTAATGCTGTATTGAGCCAGGTCAACCGTAGAAGAGAGCAGGATTGCGCAGAAGAGAATTACGATTACCCTCCGCAGAAAGTCTCCCCCAATGACGTCGCTCAAAAAGCTGGTAGGCCGAAACCGGCTTTTCCCCTCTCTTGCCTTTTCGAGCCGATTATCTAACTGCGCCTTTTTCTCCTCATACCGGGTTGTAAGCGTTTCGATTTTGTTCTGCCGCGGTACAACTTCTCTCTTGACCAAATCCCGGTTTCGATAGAATTCAATATCTCGTTCCAGGCCGGCGACGTCATTCTTATAGCGGATTTTCAGGTCTTCCAATTCGGCTTCGATCCGGCTTATATCTTCGCCGGCGTATGCGACCTCCATCTCGTTTTTGTGGGTTTCTCCCCACAAGAACAAAAGCGCCCCGAAGATGCCGAACACCATCACCGCGGCGATGGAGATAGACCGGTCATGCAACCAAGTCAAAAAAATATTCTTGAACGTCAAGCGGGTTTCTTCTGCCTTGATTTGCCCCAGCGCCTTGCGGAAGCTTTGCTGAAATAGTGCCCAGCCAAGCCCCATGGCCAGGGGAACGGAAATCCACCCGGCAACCTCGCCGGAAATGCGTTCGCCGATGGTCAGGAGGAAATGAAAACTCCGCCAGTTGAGCGCAGAACTCCCGGCCAGCAGCACTATGATGAAAAATGCGCTGAGCGGCGCAATATCCCAAATCGCTCTCAATTGCGCTGCTTCTAATTCGTAGTATATCTGATTCGCCTTATATTCTTTGGCGAGCCGGAGGGTTTCTTTATTCAGCATGATAACCTCAACGAAAAATAAAAAGCCCACAAGACGCGGTGGTGACGGAAGCAGCCACGGAGGCAGTTCCCCGCGAAATGTGGGCTAAAATTGTAAAGGGAAGTTTCTTCCGTGAACTTCCGTCACCGGAATTGAATATACTCCGGCGAAATTAGAATGTCAAGTTTGGAGCATATTTGGAGCAGGGTTAATTTTTGTGAAATAGACCAAAATCAGATGTTAAATAATTTTTAAAAAATAATTTGACAAATGGTTGTATATTAGTTATATTTTATCTGACTTTAGAAAGGAAAATAGAAATGGCAATGTGGAAAATGAAAGATGAAACCAAAGACGGGTTTGATGATCTGGCTCGCTGGCTCGCCGGTACGGTTTCAGCAAGGAATTGTTTGCCGATATTGCCCTGGAAGTTTTGCGGCAGTATCTGGCAAAGAACCCGCGAATTGAATTGTCACCTTCGGAAAATGGGAATGGCGCTCCGAAGGTAGTTATTTCCGAAGAAGTGAATCAGGCTATCAAAACGGCGAGGTTACTCAATGAAGCTGAAAGTAAAGATCAAGTTGAAGCTTAAAATAAAACAGGCCGGTAGTTAGCCGGCCCGGTGGGAGATAGGGGAAGGGAACCCCGAAAACAACCAAACACACGGAGAATATATCATGGCAAACCATGAAAATCAAGGATTGATGGAAAAAAACCTGCCACAGTTTTTTTACAATGCCAAATATGCCGGAACCTGCCTGAGCCTGGAAGATGAGAGCCGGGAAGTTTTCGCGGAAGATTTGGGACGGATGCAGCCGGAAGATGATTGTGTCAAAATTGGCGAAGCTTATTATTCCAAAGAGTTTTTCCAATCCCTGGAAATCGCCGCGGTAGGAGTGGAAAAGCAATCCCAAATTCTGATTGAAATGGCCGGGCTATTTTTGAGCGACGGCGAATTACCTGCTCTCCGGGAGGTAAATGAAGTTTGTTATGCCCTATTGTGCTCACTGAAGACCCTGCGCCAGAAAATGGAAGCGATTACCCTGGAGCCGAATAGAAAGGCGGTGGGCAATGACAAATGATCGCATCATCGTCCACAAAGAAAACGGGATCATCCGATATACGCTTTTCGATAAGCGTTGGTATCAAATCCCGGAAGTTGAAAAAGCCCTGCCTTCCGTTACCTGGATTTTGGATGAAGGCTATCCCAAAGGTATCGGTTTTCAAATCTGGCTGGCTAACAAGGTCAGGAATTGGGAACACAGCCGGGAAGTGATGGAGCAGGCCGGGGAGCGCGGGACTAACGTTCACTGGCTTTGCGAAGAAGCCATGAAGGGCATTCCGATCAATTATGACGCCTTGCTTGCCGACGGGCGGAATATCACCCATGAGGAATATTCCTATTTCCTTTCTTTCGTGAACTTCGTGAAGTTCTATCGCCCGGTGATTTTGGCGGTGGAACAGACAGTATGGAATGAGAAAGAAGGCTATGCCGGAACCGTTGATATTCTTTGCCTGATAGATGCCGCTAAATTCGGGTTGAAATCTTCCCGGTCTGTTAAGTGCATTATCGACCTGAAAACATCTACCAGCATTTACCGCACTCATGAACTTCAGCAGGCGGCGTATGAGCATTGCTACCCGTCCGGGGAAATCGACAAGATTTTCCTGTTGCAGCTTACCACCAAATGGAACGCCAAGAACGGCGGGTATAAACTGCACGAAGTGAGTGACCGGGAAAGCGCCTGGAAATCCTTCCTGGCCGCCAAGCAGTTGTGGAATGACGTGAACCGGGAGGCCAGTCCGGAGGTTCACGAAGTGCCGGAGAGCGTGATACTATGGAATATGTATCAATCTGAAAACCAGCTTTTCACTCCCCCGGCAAAGGTCAAAGAAGAGCCGGTGCATGAAGTTTCTGCCGGGCCGTTATTCGACGGGAACGGGCAAACCGAAGAACTTTTTTAATCAGGAGGCAATACTATGTTACGAGCAAATCGCAGATTCAAACTCCACCGTGATTTCCGCGGGAAGATCACGGTAGGCAACCGGGGCAAGGATGAAGGCGAACATCCGAAAGCCTTAGATCATTTCAATCTGTTGAACTTCCCGGAACTGGCGGAAATCTACGGCAAGCAGCCGCGGGAAATGTTCATTATCCTGCTTTCCGACAACATCGAGGATTTCTACCAGGACGGGTATTCCCGCTGGGGTAAGAAAGGCGAGACGGCTTTTTTGCTGCGCAAGTGCGACGGGGAGACGGCCTATAATCCCATTGAGGAAAGTTACGAGCCTTGTCACCTGTGCCACGATTCCGAAAAGTGCCAGTTGAAAGCAGAAGAGCGCTGCCGGCCTTTTGGCTTTCTACGGGCGCTGGTGACGACGATCCCCGACCCGGAAAAGGGGATCCCGCCGATTGTAGTGAACATGGCTCCTTATCAATTCGAGTGGCACTCGGAAAACTCCGGCGATAACGTTTATTCAGAACTTTACAAAACCTGGCAGATGACCGGGGGTCGCCTGTTCGGAGTACCGATGAAGATCACGGTCAAGATGAATGAGGAACTTAAAAAAAATGCCAAAGGGGAGACCTACAAAAAGAAATATCCCCTGATCTACCTTGAACAGGTGGGTAGTATTGACCGGGTGATTGCCATCGCAAAGGCGAAGGTGCTCCCTACCCTGCCGGAGAATACGGAGCTTTACAAGCAGCTTGCCGCCCCGCGAGCTTTGGCGCAAGGCAACGGCCAGCAGCAGCCGCCCGTCGAACCTGCCAATTCCCATCCTGACGTCCTGGGAGAATTGCAGACCATGTTCGGGCAGATTTCCAAGAACGCTCCCAATGAAAAGGCTTTCCGCGCCCAGGTTGCGGAAAAGGTGTTCGGGGTGAAAACCTGGGCGGAAGTGAAAAAACTGCCTGCGGAAAACCTGGCTGCCGGAAAGGGAATCCTGGAACGCTACCTGGTCTGGGGGCGGGAACAAAAAACCCAAATCAGCGAGCAGGCTGCCCTCGAAAAGTTAGATGAATTTATCCAGCAGGCGGCATTCGATGAAGCGCAGGCAGACCCGGTAATGTTTTAGATTGTTTCCGGTCAAAAATAAACAATCAGGATTTAAACCCGGCGATGTTCCCCCGTGAGACCGGCGCGGGGTAATGCCGGGAAACTTGAAAAATTGCTCTCTCATAAGAGCCTCCAAGCCCTCCCCGTCTTTTGCGAGAGAAGGCGGGGAGGGATATAAAGAAGGGAAAAGCCATGAAAATCAACAAACTCATTTTGCGAAATTTTCTTAACCATCGGGAAACCGCCCTGGAATTGGGGCACGTCAATATCTTTAGCGGGGAGAACGGAACCGGAAAAAGCGCCATCCGGGAAGCCGTGCTGTTTGCCCTGACCGGGATCACCCGGCGCAACATCATCAACTTCGGAAGCAAATCCGGGGAAGTCGAAATGCAAAACGGCAACTGGCAGATACTGCGCAAAGAGACCGCCAGCGGCGGGAAAACTTTGGCGGTAAGCAACGGCCAGGGCGCTATTGGCGGGAACAATACCGAGATACAGGAAAAATTCCAGAACGCCATCGGATTGAGCATCGCCCAGGTGGACGCGATGCTGAACACCGGGCGGTTCCTGGAAATGGAAGAAACCGAACGGCGCAAAGTGATCTTCCAGGCCCTGGGGATCGAGATCACCCATAAAACCCTGAATGAATGGCTTTCCCGGCAGGACGGGGAAACCGACTGGATGAAGATTACCGGAGTTTTGCTGGAAGACGGGTTTGAATTCGACGCCGACAACCAGAAGGTTTTCGTAGAGCGGCGGCGGGCGGCAAAGCGGGAACTGGGCGACTTGCAAGAAAGAATGCGCCGTTTTGCAAATCTCCCGGCCCCGGACGTGAAGAAGCGGGAAGAAGCGGAAGCGCTCCTGGCCGACCTGGAAGCAAAACTGAAAGCCCTCTATGAGCAGCGCGGGCAACAGCGAGCAGCCGTGCAATTGAAAGTAGAATTCGAGGCCGTGAAAGCAGAGCTTTGCAAACCCGACAATTCCGACGTCATCCGCAGCTTAGAGGTGGATATTGAAAAGCTGGAAAATAACCTGACGGCGGCTCGGGCTGATAAGGAATTATTAGTGGCAGAGAAGGCCGGGTTGGAAGCAGGAATAAAAGCCATGCAAAATTTCCAAGCCTTGGGCGATACTTGCGACCGTTGCGGGCAGCCGGTGAGCAAAGAGGTTGCCGGGAAGCTGGCCGCAGAGCACAAGAAAAAATTAGCGGAAGCCGAGAAGCAATTGAAAAAGGTTTCCGGGAAGCTGGTAGAAGTCGGCGGCTGCATACAGTCTTACCAGGAGGGATTGCGGGAATACAATTCCCGGATTGCCGAGCTTCGCAAGACCCATTACCAGGGCGACCGCAAGGGGCTGGAAAAGCGCCATGATGAATTGCAGAAGCTACTCAATGACAATTCTGCCCCGGTGAATTTAGAAGAAGAAATCCGGGCGTTAGAAAGTCGGGTGAATAAGGGGCGAGAGGTTATCACCAATTTCAAGGCGGCGGAAAATGCCGACCGGGAGCGGGCGGAGCTGGAAGAAAAGATTGCCCTGGCCGGGCAGCACATTCAGCAATTCGACCTGTTGGAAAAAGCCTATTCTCCGAAAGGAGTCAAGGCGGAATTGCTGCGGGAAAAGATCAATGAATTTCAGGCGGCGGCGAATGAGATGTTGCAGGCGGTCAACCTGGGGAAGTTGGAAATCATCACCGAGCGCAACGGGAAAGAGGTATTCGAGGTGATGGTAAACGGGATGCCGGAATCTTCCTACAGCCGGGCGCAGCGGTGGGCAATCAGTATCGCATTGCAAGGGGCGCTCACTGCCGGGCGTTTGGGAATCTTGTGCCTGGATGATATTGATATGTTCGTGGGGCAAATGAAAAGCCTGGCGAATAAGATGATCATCGCCAACAAGAACAAATTCGATACGGTTATGATTTTCCGGGCGACCGACCAGCGCCCCACGTCGAACGGCGCGGAGATCAATCAATTCTGGCTGACCGGGCGGGGAGTGGAGGTAGTGGGATGAATCAGATTAGCGAATATTATAGCCTGTTAAACAACAAAAAGGTTGTTTTTGAAAACCAGGGATGGGAATTCGTAATGGCCTCCCCAAGCTTAAAATACATCGACGGCGTTTTCGTGATGGAGTGCGATTATCACGAGCGCCACATCCCCAAAGATGCCGGGTTTACCTGGCATGTCTGGCCGTGCAGCAAGAAAGACTGCCCGGC